GTACAGAAGTTGCGAAGATATACTTGAAGCCGTTAAGCCATTATTAAATGGTTTGGCACTTAACTTAACTGATGAGGTTAAAGAAGCAGCAGGCTATATGTATGTAGAATCTACTGCTATGATTACAGACGGCACAAAGATGCAGGCAGTAAAAGCACAGGCAGGAATTGATCCAAATCGAAAAGGTATGGACATAGCCCAGGCGTTTGGAAGTAGCAGCTCGTATGCTCGGAAGTATGCTTTGAACGGCTTATTTTTGATTGATGACGCAAAAGATAGTGACGCTACTAACAAGCACGATAAAAACGAAGTAAAGAAAGAAAAGCTATCTAAAAAGCGTTTTGAAGATGCGTTAAAGGCGTTACAAGATGGCAAAATAAACAAAGCCAAGTTAGAAGAATTTGATTTATCGCCTTTACAAGTTAAAGCACTTGAGTTATGTTGAAGATTAGATGTTCAGCACTTGGCAAAATAATGACCAATAGCAGAAGCAAGTCCGAAGTATTGAGTAAGACTTGCAAAACCTACCTACAAGAGTTAGCGATTGAAGAAATGTACGGAATCAAAAAAGAATTTTCAAGCCGTTATACAGATAAAGGCAATCTTGTAGAACGTGAATCGATTGATTTAGCACAAGATGTTTTAGATTATGGATTTATGTATAAAAACGAAGAACATTTTAACAATGATTTTCTTACAGGTACGCCAGACGTAAACACGGATAGTATACTTTTAGATGTCAAATCAAGTTACGATGCAACAACCTTTCCATTCTTTGCTGAAGACATACCAAACAAAGATTATTTTTATCAACTGCAAGGCTATATGGCACTTTGTAACAAACGCAAATCAGTTCTTGCATATTGTTTAATCAATACACCAAGTGAAATAGTAGAAGACGAAGTAAGGCGTGAACACTGGAAGAATCATTTAATAGATGAATCTGAAGAACTGCGATCAGATGTAGAAGCTAAACACAACTTTGACCATATACCAACAGAAAAACGAATCAAAACTTTTGAAGTAAGATATGACAAAGACGTAATTAAAGCCATCTACGAAAGGATAAAAGAATGTAGAAAGTATTATGAAACACTAATCGAATGAAAACACGAAAAACAGATATTGTTACAATAAGAGTAACAGAAGAAGAAAAAAAGCTTTTAAAAGAAAAAGCTAGGCGTAAACGAAAGACGTTAAGCGCATACATAATAAGTAAAACAATAAATTAAGTTATGGAACAAAAGAACAACACAGGTGCAATTTTTAAAAACGATTACAAAAAAACGGATTCACAACCAGATTACAAAGGCAAAGCACTTATTGATGGTGTAGAAAAAGAAGTAGCACTATGGCTAAACGAATCTAAAAGTGGTATAAAGTATTTTAGTGCTGCATTCAGTAAGCCGTACCAAGCAGAAGTTGAAGCTGGTGGTAACGAAACTGCAAAGCACAATACACAACAATCAGATTTAGATGGATTGCCTTTTTAAGATTATCAACTATAAAACGAAAGAAGCACTTTGAAAGAGGTGCTTTTTTTTATTCACAACTATTCGTTGAAAACTTCGTCTATACACTATTAGAAAATAATCACTACATTTGTTTAACATCTAATCAATGAACTGGCTTAAAGAGGTTGCAAAGTTTCACGCTGACTATTTGAGAATCGTACAGAGTTACGGAGAAGACTTCTACGCAGAAGATATAGTTCAAGAAATGTACATAAGATTATACAAGTATGCAGACAGAGAAAAGGTTATACGAAAAGACGGAGATCTTAACCGTGCCTACATACATTTTACTTTAAGAAACATATTTAAAGATTTGACAAAAGAACGAAACAAGCACCAGATGGTTAATATAGAAGAACGTAAAGACATTGGCGTTAGTTATGACTATATATCAAAAGAAGAAGCTTTTAGCAGTATGATCAAACGGGTAAAAGAAGAAGCAGAAACCTGGCACTGGTACGATGAGATGTTGTTTAAACATTATTTTGATAGTGGTATGAGTATGCGTGACTTGGCAGACGAAACACGAATAAGTACAAGCAGTATATTTCAAACAATAAAATACTGCAAAGGAAAACTAAAAGAAAATCTTGCAGAAGATTACGAAGATTATAAAAACGAAGATTACGAACTAATATAATTATGGAAAAAAACGAAGAATACTATTTAGGTTTAGACAAAAGAAGCAAAGAATACAAAGACTGGAAGAAGCAACAACCTGTTGAGGGTTTAGGCGACGTTATCGAAAAGGTAACAGAAGCGACAGGAATAAAGAAAGCTGTTAAATGGTTGGCAGGAGACGATTGTGGATGTGAAGAACGTAAAGAAAAATTAAACGCATTATTTCCAAGAAGATTTAAAGCACAATGCCTACAAAAAGACGAATACGAATATTTAAAAGAATGGTTTTCAAAAGATAGCAATAGAATGAAGCCAAGCGAACAACGTGATCTATTAGTAATTTACAATAGAGTATTTAAAACTAAACAACAATATACAACGTGTGCAAGTTGTTTAAGAGATATAAACAACAGAATCAAAAAAGTATACGAAACTTACGAAGAAAAATAATATGGCAAAAAAAGGAAGACCTAAAAGTTTAAAAGACCCTCAAGAATTAGAAGACATTTTTGACGCATACAAAACTTACACAAAAACGAATCCGAGATTTAAATATCACTTAAACCAAAGAACTGGCGATATGGTAGGAGAGCCTCTTGAAGTTCCACTAACAATAGAAGGCTTTGAACTATACTGCCACAAGAAATTTAACTTCACGGCAAAGCATTATTTGGAGAATACAGAAAAGAGATACGAAGAATTTAGTACTATCGCTACACGCGTACGCAAGGAAATACGCGACGATCAAATAAAAGGTGGTATGGTAGGACAATACAATCCAAGCATTACTGCACGATTAAATAGCCTAAAAGAACAGATAGAACAAACCAATATAGAGCAACCACTTTTTCCAGATGTTTCAAAGGACAACGGCAATAAATAAAATACTTGCGTTAAAAAAACGAATAAAGATTGTTCAAGGTGGAACATCAGCAGGCAAGACATACGGCATACTTCCAATACTAATAGACCGTGCAGCCAAAACGCCTAACACAGAAATAAGCGTTGTATCAGAATCAATACCACATTTAAGAAGAGGTGCGTTACGTGATTTTGTAAAGATTATGAAATCAATCAATAGATTTGTAGACGACAGATTTAACAAGTCACTTCTAAAATACGAATTTGCAAACGGTAGTTTTATAGAATTTTTTAGTGCAGACGATTCAAGTAAGTTAAGAGGTGGTAGACGTTCAATACTTTACATAAACGAGTGCAATAGTGTTAGCTTTGAATCTTACAATGAATTATCTATACGTACAAAAAACGAAGTATTTTTAGATTACAATCCAACGGCAGAATTTTGGGTGCAAACAGAACTTGAAGACCAAGAAGATGCAGAAAAGATAATCTTAACCTACAAAGACAACGAAGCACTTGATAACGGAATCATAAGCCAAATAGAAAAGAACATAAAGAAAGCAGCTACAAGCAATTACTGGCGTAACTGGGTGGATGTTTACGTCAACGGGGTTATGGGAAAACTTGAAGGCGTTGTATTTAGTAATTGGAAGCAGATAGATACAATACCAGAAGAGGCAAGATTGATAGGCATAGGAATTGATTTTGGATATACGAATGATCCAACAAGTATTATAGAAGTCTACAAACATAACGAAACACGAATACTTAACGAACTAACCTATCAAACAGGATTGCTTAATAGTGACATATCAAAAATACTTCCAAGCAACGTGCCTTGTTATGCAGATAGTGCAGAGCCAAAAAGTATTGCAGATATCCAAAGGTATGGAATCACAATAAAAGGCGTTACAAAAGGACGTGATAGCATCAATTACGGAATAGATGTAATGCAACGTGAAAACTATTTGGTTACTTCTAATAGCACAAACCTAATCAAAGAACTTCGTTCATATTGCTGGGACACAGACAAGACAGGTAAACGACTAAACAAACCAATAGATAATTTCAATCACGCGATTGACGCAGTACGTTACCACGAGATGGAAACGTTAGGAATAAATAAGAATTACGGAAGTTATAATATTCTGTAAACTACAAAAACACGAAAAAAAAGTTATTATAATATGAAGTTAGATATATTGCTACCAAACTCACTATCTGAAATACCTTTAAGTAGGTATCAAGAGTTTGTAGCTATGAAAGAAAAAAGCAACGATGAAGAACTAATAGCCAATAAAATGATACAAATATTTTGTGAATTACAATTAGGCGAAGTTGCAAAGATTAAACTAAAAGATTTAAACGGATTGATCAAGCACTTTACAGAAGTGTTTAGTGAAAAGCCACAACTAATAAGAAACTTTAAAATAAAAAACATAGAGTTCGGATTTATTCCTAATCTGGAAAACATCAGCTTCGGAGAATATGTAGATATTGAACACCATTTAAAAGATTGGAGTACATATCACAAGGCGATGGCAGTAATGTTCAGACCAATTAAAGAAAAGCACAAAGACAAGTATTCAATAATAGAATATGAGCCAAACGAAGATATGCAGGACTTGATGAAGTTTGCACCATTAGATGTTGCAATAAGTGCAAGTGTTTTTTTTTGGAGTTTAGGAAGCGAATTGTTACAAGCTACTCTAACTTATTTGAAGAACGAACTGACGAAGACGAAGGATTTAACGAATTTTCGGAAAGAGTTCAGTTTGGCAAACAATGGGGTTGGTATTCATCAATATATGGACTCTCTGGCAACGACCTTACAAAGTTTGACACGGTTACAAAATACGGACTTACTAAATGTCTCACTTATCTCTCGTTCGTCAAACAAAAAAACGAAATTGAAAGCCGTGAACTAAAACGACAAATGAAATAACTATGAACTACTTCGACATAATAGACAAACTAAAAACACACTTTGAAAACGATGAACTTATAAACACCGTTACACAAGGCGATATTTTTGACGTGGACTTAAATAAACAGACCATTTTTCCTTTAGTGCATTTGATCGTAAACAATGCCACGTTTGAAGAGAACGTAATAAGATACAACATAAGTATTTTGGCTATGGATATTACAGACATATCAAAAGACGAAACCACAGATAAATTCGATGGCAACGATAACGAATTGTATGTATTAAATACTATGATGGCAGTATTGAACAGAGTGTATGAGTTGTTAAGAAGAGGCACACTTTACACAGATGCTTTTCAAGTAGATGGAAGTCCAACGGCAGAATTTTTTACAGAAAGGTTTGAGAATAAGCTTGCAGGAGCAACATTAACCTGTGATATTTTAATTGGCAATTCAATGACTATATGTTAGAAAATGTCCAAGACATATTAGACGATTTTAAGGATAATGTAATCCGTGAAGCAAAAAAAGGTATTCCAAGAGATACAGGAAACCTTGCAAATAGTTTAAGGGGTTATGTTAAAGAATCTAAAAATAGTATTCAAATTTCTTTTGAGATGGATGAATACGGATTTTACAAAGACCAAGGTGTAAAAGGAAATAAAAGTTCTAACAAAGGAAAC